TCATCGCATCTTTGTCTACAGATACCGTTCCAATTAAATCACCAGCACCAATAATAGGATCTGTTAATAACGCATAAGCAATATCTGGGAATAAATTTGTAGAACGCCTATCATTGTGAATCAATGATTCAACCTTTATACCTTTCTTTATGTAGGCAGATAATTGGCTAAAAGAACTCCATTCCTTTGAACTATTCATTCTTACTCCTACCATTGCCAATTTTGTATAAGGTTGATCTGTTCCTTTTTTCTGTTCGTTTACATAGGTTACGGTGTGCTCTGGACCCTCTAAGTGACTTGTTCTTTCTGCGTCAAAAGTAATGTAATCAGAAATAGCATCATAAGGATTAAGATTCTGTCCGTTAGGCCAAGGTGATGTAATTAAATCTGCTGTGTCTGATAAAACTGTAACTCGTACGTTCGCATAAGGAATTGTAACTTTATCACCTGTTTTATAATTGCTACCTTGAGAAGCGACAGACCATTTATAACCAGTCTTCCCATCTTTTGTATATTTCTCAACATTAACCTTTACAGTATTATTTCCTCCTGTCCCATCTGTAACTGAGACATTGTTGTACTTCGTAGGAGTGACAGGAACAGTAGTCCAAATATATTTAGTAACAGATCTTCGTCTGTGATAACCACCAATAACACCAGGGAAAAGACAATATTTATTCCCGTCATGCAATATGCAACCATCAGGATTAAACGTGTTTCCAATACGAGTGTCTCTCCACATCACCTGCCAATATTCTTCACCTCCCTCTTCATCATCCGTTCTGTCCCATTCACCTTTTGTACCTTTCCCAGAGTCATCTCCATTCCAATCTTCTCTTCTTGATCCTATTCTTCCATCTGTTTGGTGTATTGATCCAGTTGGTTCCCAACCCATCTGTGTAGGGATCGTTCCACTTTTATAAGAACTAAAACCGACAACAGTGCCTTCTGTTGTCGAAGGTAAATCACTTAAAAACCATTCTTCATTAGACAATCGGTTAGGGTGCAATACAAACTGAGTTTCTCCATTGAAAGCAATATTAAAATTATCGACCTCAAAGTTAACTAACTGATTACCTCCTAAACGATTAACAGTTTCATTCCTAAGATTCCTATATACTTCATTCCCAGGGAAAGGAACCAACCTAAATTCGTATTGCCCAAAAGGATGACTAATTCTTATAAAGTTATACTGAGGTTGTGGAGTTCTACCTATAACACAAAAAGGTTTAGCACTTAATTTTTTCCAAGGAGCACTAGAACCTGCTCTTCTTACAAATAATTGAAAGAAACTTAGTCTTTTTATATACTTATTAATGCTTCCTAGCGAAATATTTCCATTGTCTACTTCATAATCTCTTACAGTACCATTAGCTCCATACCGCCAATCGCCTGGATGACTATTGACATTAGCAAAGCCTGTAATCTGTTTCCATACCGTTGATTTCAATCCTATTTCTGTTATATCACATGATTTTGTATTAGAAATAGTAGATATAGCACATTTTTGAGGAATCAAACTTGAATAAGAATTTTCAACAGCAGTAGTACTGTTTACATCAATATTTCCTCCTTCTGTTATTTTGAAAGTAAAATATTTATTTAACCCTTCTTCCCACATAATATCTGTCATCCTTGTGCAAACAGCCAAAGATGTACCAATCATAAATTGCTCTCCTATTGATATAGAATCATCAACACTTTCTCTTGTTGCATTAACGGAAGATTTAACATCTTCAACACCCCAAGGTTCGTAATCTGAATATTCTCGATCTACTTTATGATCAGTCAACCGATACTGTACTGTATCATCTTTACTAACAGATTTTCTTCCTTGGGAACTACTATTGTTCTTCTTTATAATGGCTGCAAACCTAGCGTAATATTGTTTTAATTTATCCCTTTTTTTGTCAATATCTTTTTTATTCTTTGAATCTATTCCTTTTAAAACTAATTCATAAGGAAGTACAAACTTCATTCCATTTGGTAATGGATCATAAAGGCCAAACTCTACCTGTGTATTAGGTGATCTCGTTCCAGAAAAAATATCAGTTACATAGTCATCTTCTTCATCAGAAAAGACTAAAGGCAAGGCAATAGCATCACTACTTTCGTTTTCTAAAGTTCCTTCTGCGTACTGATCTCTATTATTATTACCACTCTTTCTTCTAAATCTGCCAGGATTTCTACTGCCATCTAAGAAATAAAGAGCTAATTTTCCGTTTGTATAATTCTCTAAAAGAGTATCTCCTATTGCATAACCTTCAAAATCAGGTCGTGCCCCTAAAGTTGCAGATGATATTAAAAATATTCCTTTTAATTGTTGCCCTGAACCTAAACTTAAAAGTTGTGACCATAAAAGTTTTGTATTAATACGGACACCGCCTATTTCTCCATCTCTATCAGCAAAAACTAAAGGAATTGTGTCTCCTAATTCTGCTAATTCTTGAAGAGAATCAAAACCTGTTTGAGGTGCATATCTTTTAGGGCCAGAAGCATCTGATGTTTTTAAACTGGGCGGTGTTTTGTATTTCGGTGCTTTAGGTTTTGGTGTCAGCAGGTAAGAGACAACACTCAGAACAAGCCCTATTACAAGCTGAGTAAGAAAACCACCTGTGAAATCACCTCTTATATCAGGTATAAGATCATAGGCTTCTGATCTCTGGCCGTTATAACTTTCTGTTTTATCTACAAAGAACCAATACTCTTCTTCTGTTATTCCTAAGAGTTCACATAATTCAACTTCTTGGGGCAATAAAACTCTTCGACTTGTAATGCCTCTACGGGGTTCCATGTCACCACCGACTCTTCGTATGAAGTTATGTTCAGCCATCCTTCCTCGAAATAAACTGCCAATCCATATCCTCTCTCAGATTTACATAGGCCAACAGTACCTATATTAGGACGTTCTGTCTTCATTCCCCATAACTCTAATTGTTCCCTAAAAATTGAGTAATCATTTTTTCTTAATCGTCTATACCAATCCCTAGTAGGACAGGGACTTTTAATGCCATAGTACTTTAAAACTGCTTTGGATAACGTTAAACAATCAGCAGCCTTATGCTGTTCAGGATTAGCACCTAAACGATAAGGAAGACCAATAAAGTCAAACGGTGTCATCTATTTTGAATACTTCCTGTAGTAGGAAGATGCCCAACAAGAGAATTAGTTAAAACTCTATTTGGCGCATTACTACCAACAGCGTCAATTCCTGAACTAAGCAACACTTCGACAGTTGTTGTGTCATACCCCATAGAAGAAGCGAGCCAAACATCTTTCGTTAGATATGGATTTCCGTAAGTTGTTAAGGGTACGAGCGTCTCAGGATCAACTCTGCAAACAAACACTTCAATACTCCATTTGTTAACAACAGCTTCTCTTGCTCGATTCATAGCAAGTGGATTATTGGCAAAAACAAGACCTGCTTCTAAATTATCGCCTGATCTATTCTTTGCTGCTCCTTGATAAATAAACGGAAGGAAATAATAATCCTCTCCATCTAATTCTATTTTATTATCATTGTTTTTTCGATATTCTCTTCCAAATTTACCATCATGTTCTAACTCATTCATATTATCTCTTTTCCCGTTTTGATAACGATCTTGAACCGTTCCAGATGAATCTTTTACACGAATAAAGCTAACAATTGTTGTAATAGACATTTCTTATAAACCTATTCTGGAACGTTGACTACGAGAGTTTTTAAGTTGACTAAAGACCTTCGATTGACCTTCTTGAGCACCTCGTCTTGCAGCACTATTAATGATTTCAGGAATAGAAGATTTAGGAACATAAGCTTCAGAGTTAAACGACAATACTGGACCTGTGTAATTCACTGTTGTTGGTGCACTACTAACACCACTACCAGAAGCAACCGTTCCACCGCCAGGGATGACCGCTTGACCTCTAGCACCTGCTGAGTAACGATCCATTGCACCTTGCATTTTAGAAGCAGGAATAATGTATTCATCCTCTCCAGCTTCTCCTACAAGACCAATAGTAGGTCTAGTAACCATTCCTCCTGCGGCAAAAGCTTTGAATCCTCCTCCCCAATGATCACCCTCTCCTGCCAAATTAAACATATTTCTAATACCAGCTTGAAGGAACATGCTTCCAATTGACTTTGCAATCCCTGCTAAAGATTCACCTAGTGTTTTCGTTCCATCAATCAATCCTTCAATAGCACTCTGTAATCCTGTTGCTAATTGTTCTTTAATATCTTCTGTTGTTACTTTATTTTCATCAGTCTTTTTGTTGAGAGTTGTTCTTTTCTTTATTAAATTCTCTAATGCTTCTCCTTGACCTTCCAAAGCCTGTTTTATAGCTTTTTGTAGCTCTACTTCTTCTAAAGTCTTATTAATTCCTTTGTCTTTTAATTCATTAAATCTTTCTTGCAAAGCTTCTGTTGTTTTATCAATAGTTACAGCCTCTTGAGCTACAGATTTAGCTAATTCTGCTGATAAACCTTTTTCCTTTTGTAATTGTAATATCTTTGCGTGAACAGCAAATTCTTCTTCTAATGTTTTTGTTAACTCTTTTTGTTTAAGCATAATAGTATCAACTTCAGTACCAGAGGTCTGTCCGAAAAATGCTGGACTAGCTTCATCTATTACTGGTTGAAGAAGTTTTTGCCTTACTGTACCTCCAATTCTATTACCTCCTAACTTATCAAATTTTTCTACTGCTGCTTTAATTTTAGGATCATCAGACTGTCTAGCAAAAGTTAATATTTTTTCTCTTCTTGCCCCCTTTGATAATCCTAATAGTTTATCTACTCCAACTAAAAATCCTGCTAAACCAGATTGAAGCTTTAGCATTCCTGCCTTCATCTCTACCATTAAATCAGTCCAAGCATCTCCAAGATCTTTTAATCGTTGAACTCCAACATCTCCAATTGTTGCTGCCAATTGCTTAGTTGCAGCATCAAAAGCAGCTTGTTTTCCCTTAAGTGTTTCTATTAATTTAATTCTTTGACCTTCAGCCGTACCAGCAAGTCCCATTGCTTCTGTTAAAGCATTTGTATCTTGTGTAAACGTTCCTAAAGCTTGCCCTAACTCTGCCGTTTTAACAACAAAAGAATCAACAGCTTGACCTAATGCACTAAATAAGATTTGAGCACCAAAGCCTTTCCCTCCTTGCTGTGCTATTGCACCTCCAACTCCACCAGCAACAGAACCAATTCCACCACCAAAGAGAAGAGGGAAACCAGCTCCAAGCATTAAGCTTTCTCTAAATCTTCCTTGAATATCAGCACGTTTAGAAGCAGCCCTTCTTCTTGCTTTTGCACCTATTTTTCTAAGTCTACTTTCTTCTTTTAAAGTTTTTTCAGCTTCTTTATAAGCACGTTCTAAGCGTGAAACCTGTGCAGTTGCTTTTGATAAAGCTTGATTATATAAATTCTGATCACCTGTTTTACCTGCTGCAATAACATTTGCTGCTGATTTCCTTGCTGCTGCAATCTGACTTGTTTTACCATATCCACTAGCAGCAACTGTATCTATTCTTTCCTGTAATCGTCTGCCTTTCTCAAAACCAACAGATCTTCTTGCCGATGCTTTGTTTAGAGCATTTAACTCTTCAACAGTACGACTTAATTCAGAACCTAAAGCTCTATAAGTCTCAATATTTTTATTTCCTGCTGCTCTTAAATCGTTAAAACCTTCTTTTAACGTATTAACTTGATTATTCAAATCTACTCGCCTAGCTGCTGCTCTTTTACCTTCTCCACCTCCAAAGCCTGTGGGAGAAAGACCTGCTGAACCTGCTTCTCTAAGTTTCCTGCTAACTAATCCTTGAGCAGCACGAAGTTTCAAAGTTCTTTGCAAACTTTTTTCTTCTATCTGTGCTCTTTTTCTTGCACCTGCTTCTTGAGCTTTAAGTAATTTTTGTTTTCTTTCAATTAATTCTAATTCTCTTTGAACAACTCTTTTTTCTGTAAGCTGCCTTGCTTTTTGCATTCGCAATTCAGCGTATGCGTTCCTACGTCTATTTCTATCTGCATCTTTAACAAATCGTCCTTTTTTGTCCCTGGGCATATCAGGGTCAACCGTATTAAATTTTTGTTTTGCTCTATTTAAATTTGCATTAATAGCTTTAATTTTATTTTCTATTCGTTCAGCATCTTTTGCAGCATCCTTAAAAGTCTTTCCAAGATCTTTTACTTTCTTTAAATTCTGTATAACAATATTTATATTGGTATTCAGATCAGCCACAGTAAAATTCCCTCCAGTTTCTTTAGTTTACCTGCGTCTACGGATTTTTTGCATTTCTTCTTCTTGATCTTCGTTCAATATTTGAAAATAGGCACTCCAACCCAATATTTCATTCATCGTTAACTGACGGATCTCAGATAAAGATTTCCCTAATTCCTTTGCTACAGCAAATTGAAGCATTAACAAAGGATCTTTTCTAATCTCCGCACTTAGAATTTTGGGTCAATATTTTCTTCCTCTTCCTCTGAAATAACAGCAAGCATCAAAGCTTGAAGGTCAGAATCTCTTACTTCATTCTTTAAAACATCAATTTCACCTAGATTAAACAACCTCTGACCATTTTCATCTTGTGCTTTTGTCATTAACAAACGTAGTGCAAACTCATT